CCAGTCATTGCTTGCCCACCACCTGATAAGATTTGAGCCGTAGGACTGTAAGCCAAATCGTTAGCTGCTTGTAATTCTGCATCAAGCAAATTGCCCTCTCCTTGCATAAAGTTACCAATCATCTGTCCTTTTTCAGCCGACTTAGCTAATTGTGGATTTACAGAAGTGGCTAAATAATCTCCTAATGACGCAAGTTTAGCTTTTGCATCTCCTTGTTGCTTATTAAAAGCAGCTGCTTTCATCATCTCATTTGACAATGTTTCTTCAACTATGGCTGGTGCGCTTCCTATATTCGGCATTGAATAATTAGGTGTGTTAATTGTATCATTATATAAAGCAGCAAACTTGTTTTGTGATATTTGATTGCCATCATCAAATGAATCTTGGTTAAACATATCTGTACTTTTATTTATAGGATTTCTTGCTTCTGCTTCTAAATCTCGTTGTCTTTTAGAGTTATTATTTATAGCTGTATTTCTTGCGTTTTTTGATTTTCTTACAGCGTTATCTTGCATTACTTTGCCACCTACACTCATGGCTACGCCTATCATAGTTGGATCACACATTACGACACCACCCTTGTTGTTGACCCTCTATATGGGTCGTTAATTCCTGAATAAGTATATGATGGAGTTATATTTCCTCCAGATTGGTCTACTCCAGATATTGATGTTGGAGTGACATTATCTACTGGCTGATTAACCAATGGAATTTTTGTAAAGCCGTCAAAGAATGATAAGGCTGTTTTTGAAGCTGCTGGTTTTAACTTCTCTATGTCTTGAGAAAAATCAAACGCTTTTATGTTTTCAGTTTGCTTATCAATATCTGCTCTAGTAGTTGCCCCACCAGCCATTGCTGAAAGCGCATCAGTTAATGCTTGTTGCTTTTTTCCTACTTCATCTTTTTTAGATTGAGAATACCCTGACGCTCCAGTTGTTATATTTGCTGAATCTACAGTTTTTTGTGTCAATAAGTCTCCTAGACCAGAATCTATTTCAGATTGAGTTAATAGACCTTTAGCTTTAAAACCATCATACATTCCTCTTGTTGCATCAGCATACGCAGAGGACAATAAAGGCGTTTGGTAATCGGTAAAAGAAGTCGCTAAATCATCATAATAGTCATCGCCAAAAGCACCAAAAGCATCAGTTAATTCTTTTTGCTTTTGAGATAATGTTTCTGCTCTTTGTTTCTTGGCAGCGTTAATGGCAATCATCGGATCAACTCTTAATTGTTGTTGATAAGGCGAGTCATTATTGTTCATATGACTATTATCTATTGTGCCTCTTCCACCATGTACTCTTCCAAAATCTTCATCTGACGGATCGCTTGGGTCTGAATCACCATTCATGTTTTACTCCTTAATGATAAACAAATTTTCTTTTAATATGACCAATTCTTTGGTTAGTTCGCTTGTAATACGCAACGTTATGGGAAGCACCAAACTGATCTTCAAACCACTTTTTTGAATCTCTCGCCATTTCTAAAACATTTCCATATGGAGCAATTAAATCTATGATCCATAAATTACCCTCATTTTGTCTCCAATCGTCCCATTCCAACGGCCTTGTTTTATTCAAAAAAGCAATTTCAGCTTCTTCCGTTAAAAACGTCCAAGTAAGAAATCCTTGTAAAGTTCCCTCTTCATCATCAAAATACCATCTTGCTCGATCTGCCATGATTGGAGTGCAAATATATCGGCTGACATCTATTGGTTTGTAGCTTTTATGCCAATTAGATAAAGTCATCAAATTAATCGCATCGGCCATAACATAATTTTGCATATAGCTAGTCATTAACTAATTACCCTCGATGTACTTTTAGGAGAAAATAATCCAGTATCATATTTGTTTTGGCCTCTTCTTTCTAAAGAAGCTTGCGTAGAAAGACCCTCTGTTGCGTCGGCGAACAACTCCAATAATGGAGAATAGGCTGGCAATTGGTTTAAAGTTTTCGCTCTATTAGCTGCATTTTGTGCAATCAATGATGGATTAGCTAAACTCATATTTTGATTTTGTAGATCGCTTCTTGCTGCATCGATCCCTTGCCTTGATTTCAATGAATATTCGTTACCTTTATCAGCAACTTGTCTTTCATTTAACCCTCTATCTTTATCTAGCTTGGCTCTTTTTTGCGCTGCAACAGAACTGTTTAATAGACCAGCGTTAGCTAAAGATAACGTTAATTTTTTAGATGCTTCATTAAACTGATCAGTTAATTGTGGCGTTGCATAATCAAGGTAGTTTTGCGTTTGAGTATTGTAAAAATCATCGTCAAATTTTAAAAAGGCATTATCGATATTCTTATTACCATCTCTAATCCTAGCTTGACGCTCTTCCTCATCTTTTCTTTGTTGGGCTGCTCCTCCGTCGCCTCCTCCACCACCTCCACACATTATGCTATCTCTCCTCTTCTGATCCAGTTTACGTTTTGGCTGTTATCGCCTCTAATCCATGCAAAATTTATAAAATCTTCTTTGTTTCTGCCGTAGCCTTTTAAAACGCTTTCTTCTTTTAATCCTAAAAATTTAAGCCAATTATGCACCACTTCATATCCATCAATTGATTGCGCTTCTACTCTATGAGCATTCGCATTATCTAATACTGGTATTATACTATTTATTATTAGCTTTGTAAGGGATAGATGAATTTTTTGAAAGTTGTCGGTCGCAAATAACCCCAAATTCCACACACCTTTTCGCATAGGTATATATGTAAGGGCAGCTATTCCTCCATGTTCTTTTGTTCCACAAACAATTGTTGTTTTGTGTTCAGTCCATGTTCTTGCTAATTGTTCGGCTAATTCTCTTCTGTTCTCACAAAAAGTCAAAGCTACAATTTCTTCATAATCTCGCTGTCTCATGTTTAAAGCTACATTATAAACTGATCCTACTGTTGCTTCTTCCCAAATCATTATCCAGCCTCGCTCATATCGTAATGTAATGCCAAATTACCTATTTTAGCTGCACCAGCTGAAGTGCAAACTAATTTAGGCGCTAAGTGAGTTGAGTAACCAGAAAAAGTTGCTCGCCCTAAACCATATGTGGTTCTATCAATTGTAGCTATTTCTTGATTTATTGTTATATCCGTTGGGTCTGTAGATACATAAACAGTCCATTGATTTGTGCAACTAAGATCAATACCAGTAAAATCTTTACTTGTAGCTGGCTTTGCTGCATCTAAAAATGGCAATTGGATTTCTACTGTACTGCTATCATAAGTTTGTCCAGTTGATCCACCTAAACTGTATAAGGCATTTCCACTTCTGCACAACACTTGCGTTCCATCATATGACCAATTATCAATTACAAATCCTGGCTCATAAGTTGACCATGCACTTACCTTGCTTGATGGGAAATAACTGAAAACATAAACAACCGATCCTATAGCAATTAAATACCTACCATTTTTAGGATCAAGTATTGCTTGAGAATTTAACGCTGCATCTCTATCTGAAGAAATTTCTGTGAGTATAATATCATCAATTGGATTGCCTATATCCCCAACAAAAGCAGCGTTAGAACTATCTCTTGCTCTTAAACTTCTGATCCCTGACTCGCTTAAATAAAAAACGTCATTATCTCCAAATTCAATAACGCTTTGAGGCGATATTGTTCCAGTATTATTTAATACTTGTATTTGACTATTCTGCGCTTCATCAGCTGAAACAAACCATATTTGAATTGCTTCTTTAGCAAAAACAGCAAGATTAGAGTAATAACTTGCTACAGCTTGTAACGATTCCGAACCACCAGCGTTATTAGATAAATTAATAAACCCAGCGCCAACAGCTGTATTATTCCATTCGGTAGGATCGTTGACCCCTGAAAAATGCAACAAAGAATCTGACAAACCATACATTTTGGTTTTAACTGGCTTTATAAAAGACCCAGGAGTATATCCATTAACGTTATTACTTGTTGCTCCTCCGTCCATAATCGCAGAACTGCCAGTAAATGAAGTAGTCACATTGCCACTAACAGTTATAACAACAGCGTAGTTGTTAGAAGATGAGCCACTATCTTTTGATGTAATATTAACTAAAACACCAGTTGAAGTGGATTCATATTCTGGAGTAGTTCCAGCGTCATTTATAGCCTCTGATATTAAAGTCGCCATATTAGAGTTTGATGTTGCCCAAGTTATTTGAGCATTAATTATGGAAACCCCATTTACTGTTATATTGGTTACAGCATTATCCACGCCACCTGACATATTGTTAATAGTCGATACACTAACTGCTCCGTCTACTTCAACAGTTACTGCAAATCCATTTACTGTTATACCAGTTGTAACAGCCGTTATAGTTACGACTGCTCCACTTGCTGAAGCTGTATAATTAGGAGAAGTTGTTGCAGCGTTTATAGCATTAGCTACATTTGTTGCAGTTGATGAATCTGTACCAGTATGCGCCACAGACGATGAAAATAAATCAATATTATTAACCCTGACAATACGAATATTATCTCCTGGGTTTGCCGTTCCACTAGCTACAGTAAATGATCCAGTTGCTGCCGTTCCACCAGATGATCCTCCAGTTACAGAGAATTGATTTCTTGATCTGCCGTCAAACCAATCTGTTATTCTTACGCCGTTGTAGTAATGGTAGATTCTTCCATCTGCAAATTGCGCTGAAGCATATACTTGTCCATCAAAAAAATCTGTATCTAAAACTTTAGTTAAGGCCGTTCCTGATGGGTGCTGTAATCTTACATAGTTAACGTTTGCTGGAGTTCCACTTGCAAAAGTTACGCTACTAGCAGCATCGCTTCCAAAAACATATATTTGGCCATTTGCAGAAGCTAATCCAGTAGTGTTGGACGGCAATGTAGCCAAAGAGACAAAAGCTGGCCTTTTCTCTATTTCCCCACCTCTTGTAATATGAGCGTTTTTTAAAGTAATCAAAGTTCCTGGAGTAGCAGTTACGTCTGATCTTCTTGCGTCTAGGCCACCTCTAAAATCTTCAATTAATACATAAGCCATTTAATTGCCCGTAGTAGCTATTAAAGGAGGACTTTTAGGTCTATATAACCCCTCTGGCTCTCCACCACCTAATACAAAAGTTTCAGTTTTTGATAACCTAGCTTTCAACCTTGCATAATGCGCTTGCGCTTGCGCTAATTTATTTTGAGCATCAGCTTGCTTTTGTCTGGCTAACATTTCAGCAGAAGCATAAAGAACGATTAATTGATCGTCTAAATCAGCTTTATCTGTTTCTGCAATTAATCCATTAAGGTTTTTTATTCCGTGAAACCTAACCATGCCTTGCTTTGTAGAAGCTGTGCTATTTGTCGATGGGATTGGCCAAAGTTCAATTTGATTATTTTCGTATGCGTCATAGCATTGAATAGGATAAGACGTTATTCCTCTATCGGAATCAAATTGATTGTATTGCTTTGCGCCTATTCCGTAATCAAGCTTTGTCCAATAATCGCCATGTTTAAATTCAGCTTTTTCTATTCTTTCAAAAGTCATGTCACTAGGAAGATCATAGTATCTTTGATTAATAGATATATCTATATCTCTAGTAACTCTTAAAAAAGGCCAGCCATAATCTTCCCACAATCGTCTTTGAGTTCTTTGCAAAATATTTACAAGAACATCTCTAGTGGATTTTCCTAAACTTGGTTGTAAAGAATGCCCAATTTCAGATCGCAAATCATTAATTAAGATTGCTAAAGTTGTTCCTCTGGCCATATTGACTCCCTAATATTTCTTACCACCCTTGCCTTTTTTCTTAGTCATCTTCTTTTGCCTCATAAGCTTCATTTGTTTCTGTTTCTGGATCATCTGCAATAAAATGTCCTTTGTTATCTCTTGCTCTTTTTGAGCTTACTTTTGACTTGGCTTTTGGTTTTGCTAATCTTTCTTGAAGATACATTTTATCAAAATAACCATCGTCAATTCTTGCGTCTTCAAAAGATTGTGGTAACGCTCCATACGCACCAAACACATCAACAACCTTTTGGTCGCTATAAAGATTTCCTAATCTATCACGCTCTACTTTATCGTCATGGTCATAAGAGCCATCAACAATAATATTAAAAACAGAAGTTTCGCCGTGTATGTGTCTAAGCATTACTAACTCTGGAATTGTTAGAAATCCTTTATTAATAACGTTTCCTATATTTCCGTCTATAGCTACGTTTGCATTAATTTTTTCCATAATTTCCTCCTTATACAAAGGGCAAGCTGGAGAAAGAACTTGCCCTTTGGTTTATGTATTTATGCTATTTCATAAACACCATGACAGTTTAACTGTGATGCGCTTAGAACAGCCGTTGTCGTAATTGCACGATACATAACGTATTGTGTTGCTGGTCTTGCTGGCGCATGACGTTTCATTTTTTCTCCGTCCATGTAATACATACATAACTTTGACGGATCGATGATGTAACAACGCTTGCTAGGGTCTTTACCTGAAATTGTTAAGTCATCAAGAGATGGATCATACTGAAATTTAATGCCAGCGTAACTGATATCGCCAACAGCAATGTCTGTAGACTTTGAAAAACCAGTTTGACTGTAATTTCCATTTCTTCTGATTTCGTCAGCTAAACGATCCATAAAAGCAGAACCAGCTAAAGCAATTGACGGCTTACCACCAAATCTCTTTAACTGTCTTATTTCTGTATGTAGAAACTCGATTAATTCTGCTCCAGTTGCAGTATTTGCAATCGCAACATTAAATCTGTTTCTCCACCAAGTATTGCTTACAGTTGATAGACCACCTACTGTAGTACCAGTTGCTGCTGGATTATCCACAATTACAGATCGAATACCAGCTAATGCTTTTGCATCTCCAGTACCATCTCCATATAGAAGAGTGTTCATACCTTTGGAATAACCCTCCATCATATCATCTAGCTTATCTTCTAAAAGATTAACTAAAACTGTAGTATCTCTACCACTATGATTTGATGTTCCAGCACCAGCTAAACTATCAGTAACACTAATTCCGTCTTTTTTAAGTTCGGTTAATGTTAATGAAATACCAGTATGGTGTTCTTTCCAAGGAAAATTGACTCTTTGGATATTAGCTGGATTTGCATAAGCGACTGTATCACTATGCGTATAACCAGCTACAGTTGATGTGTAAACTCCCTTTACTGCAAGAGATATGTTCTCTTTACCACCAGGAAAAGTTTTTGAACCCTTATCCATAGCTGCAAGAAGAGGTTTATCTTGAAGTGAGTTTGAGTAGACTTTGCCCTTGTCTATATAATAGTCAAGCGCAGCGTTAGCGATATTCGCTAATTCGGCTGAAGAAAATGCCATTTTTATTGCTCCTTAATGTATTACGATCCCCCAGTTGCCAAAGCGTTTTGGACTGCGTCCATTAAACTCTTAGGCTCTGGCATTGGCGAACCACCTAATTTACCACCAGACAAACTTCGTATTGGACTTTTGACTCCCATTCTACTCCGATAACGTTTGTTAACTGTGTCATAAGCTTCTTGCGCTAACGCTACAGCATCATCAGAATTGTTTGGTCGTCCTCGTTCACGAACTAAAGCCGATACTCTGTCGTCAATTTCATCTTGTTTGAAGTCAAAATCTGGATCAGTTTTACGAACATTCTTTTCCCAGTTAGTCACAGATTGAGCCAAAACATTAACTTCACTTCGAGTTTTCATCTGCTCTTGTTCACTTAACATTTGTTGATTGGCGTTCTTTTGTATCTGAACGTCTGCTCTCGTTCTAGCTAACTCTTTTCCTACATCTTCGTCCATGTATCCATCTTCAATTTTTTGCTGAATATCGTTAGGAATTATTTGGCCAGTTACTTGTTGCAAGTTATTTATAATTGGCTGTAATGCTTCCAAGGCAGCTTGTGGATTGCTTTTCATTAATCCCATAATTGACAAACCTTGAGCAGTTTCTTCAGCAGATAGCTTCATCTCTTTTAAAGATGATTGTATCTTCTCATACTGCTCATGCCCTCTTTTGTATTCGTTTTTTTCAGCAATAACTTCTTTGAATCTAGGTTGCAAATGCAAAGGAACGTTATCTAAAACTTCTTTCTCTGACTCCTCGGTTAAAGGGGTATCCGTTTGAACGTCTTCAGTTTCTTCTTCTACGGATTGCGATTCCGTTTCTGCCGTTTCTCCATTATCTATAGCTGATTGTACTACAGATAATAAATCATCTTCAGTTTCGCTTTCTGTGCTGGACGACAGCACATCTTGATCCTGACTTAGTTCAAGTTCGTCCTGGCTTTGTGAGTCATCGGACGATGCTGACTCTTTTAGGTCTTCGACCATAATACGTCCTTTCGTTTTAACTTATTATACATATGTCGATCCTATCTTTCAACACCATAGCTAATTAATATTTCCTATAGGTGGTAAAGAAGAACCATTAAGCGTGTTAGGGATAGATGCGTTATTTGCCCCTCCACTTGGCGAACCTTGTAAGGCTGGATCGCCAGTTCCCTCTCCTTGTGACTGATTCATAGAAACAATAGATGGAATACTGTCAACGATAGCTTGAGTTACATCAAGTTTATCGTCTAATCTCTTTAACAATTCTTTTGCTAACCATAATGGGTCAATTCCTGGAATCTGCAATAAGAATGGCATAATTCTTTCAATGTTAGCTAAATCAGCTGCACGATTTGGCTTACCAGTTGAACCAGCTTCAATTTCAAGAAACACTTCATTCATAATGTCTTCTCTAGTCATTTCAGGCCAAACTGCACCTTGACCAACTATTTTCTTAACTTCTTCAACAGACATTAAATGAAGCATAACCTGACCAGCTGACCTTGCCACTTCTGACATGAATGAATCTAATTCATCTACATTCGCTCCAAGAGATGACATTCTTGCACTTTCGGCAATACTTGTTTCTGTAGCTGTTGCATTTGAAACTCCACCAAATGTACTTTCTTGTGCGCCAACAACTAACTGAATATCATCAAATAATGTTTTTACTTCATACAAATTAGGATCAATTCCTATAGTTTGTACTGGTTGAATAACATCACTTACTTTCTGTCCAGCTGCTAAAGCTTGTAATTCTAACAAGGCATTTGCTGGGTGCGTTGATAATTTTTCCTTATCACTTTCTTCTAGCATTCCAGCTGGAACAGCATATTTTGGTCTATTGGCTCTTCTATGCTCTCTTAATGCTTGCCTTGCTCTGTTATATTCATTTTGCATTGGCATTAATAATGAAACATCTGATGGGGGATATAAGACATCTTTATGCTCTATTTCATTAAACACCAATGGAAATATTGGCCAGAAATGTTCCACTTTTACATCAGGAGAAGTTGGCTCTCTTAAAAAATCATCATAACCATCGGCAACACACATTTGTAATCCACTTTTTATATCGTAAATTTCAAACAGTAAGACCAAACCTTCTTTTTCATTGATATCGATTTCTGCGTAAGACGCTCTTTCATAACTACTTCTGTCGCTCATCAAGCGACCTTTCATATCATATGACCTAAATTGATTTTTCATATCCACGCCATATATCTCTTTTATCTCTTCTGGAGAAACGTACATTTCATGGCATACCCAGTTTGCTCCAACAAATCCTCTTATTTGTCTGCATTTAGGATCAACTATTATTGCGTCTGCTTCTGGGAAGTCAAATGTCAATCCCTCTCTAACTGTAACCATTGGCTCTTCTAATAAAGCTTTCATAGATAGCTGTAACGCTTCTATTTGCGCATCATCTTTATCAATAGTCCCATCGGCTGCTTCACTAGCTATTCTATACAGATAATCAATTTGCATTTGTAAATCGTATATTCTGTTTGAAACTTCTGGCATACGATCCATATCTCTTTGGAATCCAACCTTAACAAAACCTACACCAGTAGTAACAACTCTTCTTACTAAAGCTTTCATTTGCGATTTAAATGACGGCTGTTGTTCTGCCATGTAATAATCAAATAATTGCTCTAATGTTTTAGCTACATTATCAAGCATTTTTCTATGTGTCTGGCCAGATGTATAATCTTGTATAAGAGATGTGGCTTCTGCTGGTGGCATTAACCCACTTTGTTCAGCTAAAGAATTTGCCTCATAAGCAGCTGCTAATGTTTTTTCATCTCCGTCCCATATAGCGTAATCCATTCTTTCTCTTCTTTTGGCCGTAGCTTTTGGGTTTTTAGCGTATAAAGATGCAGTCCTTTGCTGAACATGACGTTGTAAAATATTGGCTACATAGTTTTTGTCATTCCATTGTGTGTCGTCATAACCATTTAAGGTTGCGTCCATATCTTTCTTCATCTGTTTAAAAGATTTTTCGTGAAATCCTTTTGCTGATTTTACTCTTGCAAGCCAATCTGTAACTAAAGACTTTCTTCTCTCTGTTGGTTCTGGCTTTTCTTCTTCTTTACTTGCAATGATCATTGTTGTGTCTTCGTGCATTACCAGCCTCCAGTTTTATTGTGATTTAAATCATGTTTTTGTTGTTGTTCAGAATCCCACTTTACCCAAGCCATTGTCCCAACTTGAGGTATCTTTGATTTATTATTTACATAACCACCTGGAGTTGCCGTTCTATCTAAACCCATACCAATCCAAGCAATAGTATCAACAAAATCATCGTGTCTTGAATTTGGAAATTTTAATAATTCGTCTACAGCTTTTTGTGTCCAAGGAGATGTTTTCGGAAGCATAACTTTTTTCATAGCCATTCTTCCTAAAATAGATTGCGCTCTTTGAACCTTGTTAGCTACTGGTGTTACCTCATCGATTCTGCAATACACTCTTTCCTCTGCCATTCGCTTTCTTAAAAAAGGTCTGATAGATTTACTAATATGACCTTTTTCAGCCCACCATATAAGGGGTTTGTGTTTTTTAATTAAAGCTAACATAGCTGTAACCACCTTATCTGTTGGTTGTTTTTCCCACCACGCATCAATTAAATAAATGTCATCATTTGAATCAACGCCCACAATTAACAAACAAGTAGCATCGTTTCTTGTCTTATCTATACCAACGGCATGATCGCTTGCAGCGTATATTCTCAAATCAGTTGGCAAGTCTTTTCTATTATAATAAACAATATTTTCCCTTTGAAACAAATCTCCATCTTCAGGAGTAGGCCTTTGTTGATACAAAGATGTAAAGCCTCGGCTATCCAATCTTCGTTGAGCCTCCATAAACTCCATATCAAATCTTTCAGGCCACAACAATTCTCCGTTTTTACGCCCTAAAGGATCGTCATCTTCTGCAATCGCTGGTAGATTTATTATTTTCCATTTAGAGGCTTCTTCTTCTGTATAATGTGGATTAGTCGGATCAGTTAATCGTCCAATCAAATCATCTTCGTGCCATCTGGTTTGCACAATTACTATTGAAGCCGATGCAGTCATTAATCGTGTCATTAAAACTTGAGTAAACCAAGTCCAAAGCTGTTCTCGTAATGT